CTGTAGAATTAAAGCTAAATTTGGCTAAAAAAATTCGATTCTCTCCGCACCAAATTGGCTTTCATTTGACTCATCCACACAATAGTTTCATCATGCTAAAGACCCTCGGTCCTTTAGCCATAAAACTTTTTGAGGGAAGGTTTATTGAAGATTTAATTAAGGGGAAGGCAGATCCGTGTGCCACGGGTATGGAGTCAAGTCTTAAATTTCTACAAAACGTTTAGCGTCCTACATATTATAGGACAAATGTCAATGGACAAAGTGTCGCGGGCCGAGAGAAGAGCTTGTGGGCGGGACCCACCCGGGGGAGGAAAAAAATTTGGCTTGTTGCCTGTGGCCTGTGGACTTCGCTTGCGGACTGTGGTGCGTGCTTGTGGGCGGGACCCTCCCTATTTTTTATTTCTGCTTGAGGGCTTTGCAGGTAGGGAACTAGCACCTGCTACTAGCGGGCCGTTTGTATAATAGGCGCGCCCGTGACCTCGCTTGAGGGCTGATGGAATACTACCAGCCCTAAGATTTCTAATGTTGACCATAAGAAATATTTTTAATTTTTGGATTCCAACATTTTCTACAATCTAAACATTGGCCGCCCTGCTGCGGTGCTGGACATGTTGCTTTAGTAGTCACCACTGTGGATGTATTGGGCCAGCTTTTAATTGGTCCCTGGTCCACCATTGGTGATGATAATCGAATCGTTAAATTATCAGGCTTATGTTTTAAATATTTTTTTACCCAGGCTTCTTTTGTGGGCATCCAATGCATCCGAGACGGCGTCAATCTACAGACAGCAAAAATTTTCTGAAGGTGTTCCAGGTCCTGGACGTCTCCTGAATCGTGCCATCTAAATACATCCGGCTTTTTAGAATTAATTAACAAGGCCATGGCCTCGACCCATCGCGGGTTTTTAATAGCTGCCAGCCTTCTGTATTGTGCATCTTGTACAACTTTGAAAACGTAACAACCTTTTAATGCATAACAGTCACTGCAAACGCTGCCTTCTTTGTTTTGTAACTTGCCGCCGGTGTTGCATTCTTTAGCTGGTATACCTATGGACCAGCCGGGCATCTTGCCCGGCTTGCTCAGGCCTCCAACTATTTTCCAGGCCTGGTCCGTGTTCATAGTTTTTTTAACTTTCTAATAAAACCCGGGTATTCTTTGGCCATATCTTCGCCGTATACTTCAAACCAGATTTTAATAATTTGTTTAATTAATTTTTCTTTCATAGTTTATATATAGGATATTCGAGGACGCTTGTCAACTAATAAAAAAATTTTTTTCTGTGAGAAGTGCTTGTGGGCGGGTCCCGCCCTAAAAAATAAAAACTTAAAAATGGGATTTTGATCAGTTTCCAGATCCCGAACTGGACTGCTTTGTTAAGGCCAAGCGTAACCCTGACCAGTCCTCCCCCATAGTTAAGCTAGTATATGGACTGATCTTGATCAGAAAATTGAGTTTTCTTTATCTACACTCCGGAGTATTTCATCCAGACCAATTTCCTGATCCCAGGTCCAATTACTGCCCGGACGTCTCCATCTTCATTGGACCAGGGATCAGGGCGATTTCTCGCCCTTAATCTTATTTAAAGTTGTGGTTCCAAGGATCGTAATGATCACCATTCACTTGGCCCCCAACTTGCAGTGGATCTTCCAAATCGCTTGAAGTTTCAAATCCACCATAAATTAAAAGTTTGGCTCTTACCAATTCTGCGTGTAAATCTATACAAGCACAATAAGGTATTTTTTCTACTTTTACATTCATAATTAACTATAACATAATATCCTATATATTAAAGGACAATATTGTCGCACCCTAGAGGAGAGCTTGTGGGCGGGACCCACCCATATAAAAAAATAAAAATTTTTTTGTTTTTAGGGCTTGACACTTATCCTATAATAACCTATAACCAAATCATAACTATAAACGAAAGGAATACAGTTATGAAACCAATACGATCAAATGAACTTGAATTCTTTAAAGAGTTAGTTAAAGACAAGTTTCACGATAAAGAAGAAGCTGTAAGGTCAGAAATTCATTTAGAAGCTGATAAACTTGCAGAAAAGAAAAAGGCGTCTTTTCCGAAAGAGTGCGGAGTAGATAAACAACTTAATCAACTACGAAAAGTTAATAAAGAGTATGTTGATTTTATAAGAACGAAAGCGGTTGTTGAACAACGCCTAAAAGATAAAGTAAATGCTGTTGCAGAAGTGATTAGCAGTAGATTACTTAGACTATCAAAAACTCGAAATTGGGGTGAAAACTTTGATAGCTTTAATGCTAAAGAAGATGGCGTTGAATACTTTACAAATAAACTTGATGATATGTGCTTTCAAGAAGCAGAGAAGCATATTAAAAAAGGTCACAAGATTTATAATTCTCTAAAAGAAAAAAGAGATAATTGTAAAGTTATTATTCATACTGGAAGCGACATCAACTCTACTGTTAAGACATTGCAAAAAGAGATGGCAAGTGCAGATATAAAACTTGCTATTCCAGAACAACTATTACAGATTGCGGTTAAATAATGATTAGAGCTATTTATTTTGCCCTTAACTTTGTAATGATTTTTTTGGGTGTGGTTTTAGCAATATACTTTGATTTGTATATTGGCCTATCAGTAATAGCTTTATTTACTTTCAAATTCTTTTTACAATTGCCGAGTACCGAGAGCAATAGAAGACTTGATGAAAGTTTTAAGAAAGCAAAACAAATGGAGTTTAAATTTGATAAATAAATAATTAATCGTGGCGCGAGATTAACACACTCGCGCCACGACACATAGACACAATATATTGTGTCAAGGATAATCCTACACACTATGACCAAAATGGGTCAGAGAAGAGCATGTGGGCGGGACCCTCCCTAGTTTTTATAGAGGTCCCAATAGGAATTACTTTTATGTTTCACGTGAAACATTTTTTTCGACACCCCCTTGGCCTAGTAGGGGTCCCAGACCTACCCTATAGTGTTTGATTTACTCAGTCATTCGAGTATAATACTTTCTACCCACATTGAAATATATGCTAACAGTACACGATATTAATAAAATTGCAGATCCGGTCGAAAGAAAAAAGTTAAAGATTCAGATCATACAACGAGAGCAAAGAAAAGAACTTAAAAAAGTTCGTACTCAATTTTTGCCTTTTGTAAAAAAGATGTGGCCAGATTTTATAGAGGGGTCCCATCACACCGAGAT